ATGGCAAAGGAACAAAACGATATTTCTTTGGAAGAGCAATTAGCAAGGCAGCAGCAACAGTTTGAACAGTACAAAGAGGAGCAGAAGAAAGGCAAGAAAAAGAAATGGTTTTGGGGCTGTGGCGGTTGTCTAGTTTTCATAATTATTATGGGTATTATTTTTGCTGCATGTTCAGCAACCATGGTAAATGAAGTAGATAAAAATGTTAATGAAGAAAATACCTTAGATAAAGATGATGATACTGAAATCAAACATGTTGGAGATACTGTTAAAGTAAAAGATGTAGAATTCACTTTAAATGATGCATATTACACTGATGAAAGAAACGAATTTGCTGACGAAGATATTGAAGCAGATAAAATTTTAAAAGTTGATATGACAGTTAAAAATAATAGCGGTGACGATATCCCAGTTGGTGGAGATGTAAAAGTTTACACCGATGGAAAACAAGCTAAATCTTACCCTGTCGATGATGAGTTACTTGATGGCTTGTCGCCTGGAAGAAGTATAGACGGATCATCTGGATTCGCTATTAATGGCAACCCAGAAAAAATAGAATTAGAATATGAACAATTTTTAGATTTATCTAATGAAAAAGTTATTTTTGAATTAGACCCTAAATAGTTTTAAAAAGGCAGTCTTTACTGCCTTTTTTATTATTTAGTATATATGGTCGAGGTGCAGCACATCTAAGAAATACATAAAATATCTCTTTTAATAAAAATAATAGAAAAGCTTAACAATACAGAAAAATTTAAGATCTAAAATGAGTAAATTTAAAAACATCCAAATAGAGAATTTTAGACAAAATAAAAAGAACGCTGATATATCAACGTTCTTAAGGCATTCTGTAAAATAGAATTTTAAAGAATTTTGTGTTATTACGGAAACGGAGGGATTGTTAAATAGCTTTGACATAGGCTTTTAAAGTAATTAGTTGTCCGTTCGTTGTCCGTTTATCATCCCCACCTTAATTGGTGGGTTTATTTATGTAAAAACCACCCAGTGACATGCTTGGGTGGTGGATATAAAAAACTATTTGAGAAAGGACTTATACATGTAAATAAATTATAACATAAAAAAATAGGGCAGACACCGGTACGTGCCTACCCTAGTATGATTACGTGTTGCCAAGAAATCATAGTAATCACTTATTAACTATACTTATATTATAGCATATTTATTTCCACTTAACTGTTCCCCAATATTTTTCATTCTTGATTTTTTCTTTCTTATCAGTAATTTTACAAATAGCCATGTAGAAATAACCACTTGATGGATTAGTTGGATATTTAAACTTAACCCACCAATAACCATCTTTCTTAGTTACACTTACGAAATCTACCCAGTCATCTTTAGTAAATAACCATGAACCTTTATCCACGACCTCACCACTTAATCCTGGTTTGCGTCTAACTTTAATACCTGTTTTAGGTGCATTTGGATAGAAACGGCCTTTCCAATTCCAAGTAATTTTCTTACTTCCACCACTTGTACCATTAATAGGTTTACCATTAATTGCTCCTGCAAGTTCTTTACTGAATTTATCATAATTCTTTTTAAGATAATTCATATCTTTTTTATTCGTAATGAATCCCATCTCTACAAGCCTATAGTTCATATTCAAACGACCAGAAACATTAGCGTTCAATAGGTCATTTCGTGGTGTAATTCCTCTAATTGTACCTACAGTAGCATTAAGCATGTTGTTTATATCTTTGTCTATTTTGTCTGCAGGCCATTGGTCAGATATAATAACATGACCACCTGTAGCACTTGCTCCTGCTGCATCAAGATGTAATTCAACTACTACATCATATTTTTGTTGTTTAACCCAATACATACCATAGTTTTTAGTATCTCCTAATCGTTCGCCGTACTGTGTATCAATATATAAGTTTTGGTCTTGTTTACTTCCACCATATAAATCGACTGTATGTCCAGCTTGTTTTAAATACTTTTGCACGTTTGGAGCGATATATTTTCTAATGAAGTCACGTTCATTTGTACCATTACCAACTGCTCCAGGGTCGCTATAGCCATGTCCTGCAGCAATAAGAATTTTCTTACCTTTTGATTTAGATGCGGTAGGTTTAGTAACTTTATCTTTAACTTTAGATACAACGTTTGCTTTAGCTTTATAATGTGGTCGAATAAAATACATTGGATTATCATAGTAATGTGTAATTAATTGAGCAACTTCTGGTGGGTTGTTTTCTGCTCCACCATACCAATTTTGATCTAGTGAAGTAAACGTATTTAAGTTAGCCGACCATACAATGGCTACATGTCCAGCACCTTGTCCATAACCCGAATGGAATACAACGATATCTCCTTTTTGTGGTAAAAAAGGTCCGTCATTTTTATATACTGTAGCTAGACCACTAAAGTTATTTTTAAAAGGTATATCTTTAGCATAATAACCTCCAAGTCTACCGCCAGTTAAATAATTCCAATACATGTTAGCTAAATCAAAACATTGTGCCCCAAATGCCCCGTCGAAATCCCACCATTTGCCTTTTAACTTGCTCATATAAGCATGCGCTTGTGTCTTAGTTTTATTAACAGTCATTTAACCCCTCCTATATTTGTCCATCATTATTACCGTCAAAATCACTAGGTGCTTTACCGTTTGTCGGTTGTTTTTTTTCATATTTCAATTGTTTTAATTTATCGTTAGCTTGCTTACCTTCTTTAGTTATTGGGTTATCTTTATAAGCTGTGTACGCTCCAATAATCCACACAACAATATCGCTTAACATTTGGTCGTCACTAGGAATCGGACTGATACCATGTTTTGCTAATTGTTGATTTATTAATGCAAGTATTAGTGCCAATATTCTAACGACTGTACCTGTTGTTATCTTCATCTAAAAACCTCCATTTATAATAAAAATCCGACACAATGTGCCGACTTATTTAAAAAAGATATTTGCTACTAAAGTGATGAGTGGTACTAATACAACACCTGCAAATCCTAACCAGTAGCCAATTACTTCTCTGTTTCCTTTTGCTTCTGCTTCTACAGTTCCTTGCAAACTTTTAATTTCTTTTTCGTGACTTTTTGTTTCGTATTCTAAATCAGTAACTCTAGTTCCCACCGTTGATAATGATTCACTCATTTTTTCTAAATGTTTCTCTGATCTAGCTTGTGATTCAAATGCTTTTTCTTGTAGCAGTGTCTGTCTATCTACTTTATTAAGTAAACTATTAAAATTGTCTGTGTGTTTGTTATCTACTTCGTTTATGCGTTCGTGTATCTTGCCCCTTGACCTTTCCCATTCGTGTCTTAGAACGTATCTATCTTCGTCCATAAATACCTAAGCCACCTAAAAAACCAACAAATCCAAGCCATGCAGTCATAGCTACAAATTGTGCTGGTGTTAGCCAATTGAGTGAATTATATATACCTGCCGAGGCCATTAAGAAGTGGATAATTGCACTCCCTGTGCCACCTATTAACATAAAATAGTTCGAAGTATTGTTTACAGACCGTTTACCAAAGAATAGACTTGCTAGAATTAGACAAGTACCAAATACAATCAGTAGTAATCCCCATACCCATATAGGCATAACTTCATGTAGTGCTTGATAGAATTCACTTTCATTAAGTACATCCTCTTGTCTTACAAACCAGTAGAAACCACGTATATCTACAAACACACCTAAACCAAACAATGATAAAGTTGCCAATCTATCGTGTATTGTAAAGTTTTCACTCATGCGTTCACCTACTTCCATCTAAATAAAAACCACAAGCTTAAGCCTGTGGTTGTTCCGGATAATCTTCACCAGTAATTTCTTTGTATTCTTCTTTAGTTAACGCGTCTAGTTCCACGTAAGTTTGAATGTCCTCGTTTGTGTAGCAGTTAATATCATAAAAGTATTTGATTGAATCGAATCCTGGATACATAATTTATTCCCCTTTCAATTTAGCTATTTCTAGCATAGTTTGAGCTTGTTGTTCTTCTAACTGTTTCATACGTTTTTCTTTCTTAGTTAATTCTTTTAGTGTTTCTGCTTGTTCCTTTTGAGACTTTACTAACTGATTAGCTGTTTTGGTTACTTGCATTTGTGCTTGGGCTAACATCTTTTCATTAGCACTAGGAATATGTGGGTCGCTTTCCGGTAAACTTCCCAACCATTCTTCACGAGTAGCACCAATCCACTCATTACCATTAAAATAAAAAGGACTGTAAATACCGTCTGGCGGTGGCGTTTCAGTCCATGCTTCTTCAGGATATTGATATTCTCCATCTTCATCTTTAAAGGCTAGATAAGGTGTTCCATCATATAAATATACTTGTTTAAACATTAGTTTTTACCTCCTAATCGTGCCATGTGAACTCTCCGTATATATAATCTGTTTCTGTCCATTCTGTAGTATTATAGTAATAATTAAACTTAAGTTCCCCTGTAGGGGTAATATCAATAATCCCACTATTTCTATTTCTTGGAGATGCAATTATGAATTTTTGATAATTCTTAGAAAATGCACTAGGAAGTTCCGCAAACACAACGCCGTTTGTTAAATTTCTTGCATTAACTCTTAGTTTTCGTGTTATAACGTCACCTTGTTTAATTATTCTATATGCACATTCAAAACCTTTATTACTACTGTTCATATACATTACGTTCTTTTCTACACCGTTTATAGTACTGTAAGGAATCCAACCAGTGTCGGATTGGTTGTTAGTGAGTTCTTTCCAACCTGACCAATTTTGGTAATGTCTATTTATAAAAATCTTATCTTGATTGTATGGTTGAAAGTATACAATTTTTGTTGAAGCTCGTTTATTTACTGTTACAAAACCACTAGATCCACTAGGTGAACTTTTAGGACCTGCAGCATAGTATAAACCAGGCTCTAGAGAATCCAAATATTCATCATCATTTAATTCTACTGGAGCAGTAAGAGTTATACTTGTACCATCATCATTAGTTAATTTATACTTCTGCCAATCTATATCTTCTAAATGTTCATCTAACATTTCAGGTGAAAGGAAACCGTTATCTGCTACAGTTTGATTGAATTCAGTTACTTTACTATCTACATGTTCAGTAGCTTCATCAGCTTTAGAGTTAACACTGTTTATTGCATTTGTAGCTGTATCTTGAACACTTGTTTTAGCATTCTTAGCTGTAGTAGTTATATCTTCTGTAGCATCATCTGCTACTTTATTTAAATCAGTTTTAGCTTGAGTGATGAATGATTGAATGTCTTCTTTACCATCAGAAACAATAGCATTGAGTGTTTCAACACCTTTTTGCAATACTGATTTCATTTCTGCAACGTAATCTGCGCCGTTAGCGATTGCTTCTTCAATATCTCTTACTCTTTGTTCAATGTGCATTTTAAGCTGGTCGAACATTCGAATGTTTTCAATTTTAGTAAATGCTGAAATCTTATTAATAAGTGCATCTGCTACTTCAAATGTAAACTCTCTGAATACAGCTACTTCATTGTATTTAGTATTTCCATCTACATTATTAACTCCAATGTAAACTTGACCTTTAACACTAGTAGAAGTACTAGCTTGTAAGAATTCTTTATCTAAAGTGATTGTTACAATACCTTTATTTGAATCCTCTATCTCTAATTCAATTACATCTGATGCACTACCATTAGTAGATTCAAAGTAAGCATAAGCTGTAAGGTTATTCTCATGAATTAATAAAGGGCCTTTAGTATTGCTTAATTGAAATCTCAATATTGCTGTATTTTCATCTAAATTATAAAAACCAACCCCTAAATCAGAGATTGGTTTTAAATATGGTTCAGACTTTAATTTAAATAAGGCTTTTTTATCTATTCCGTTATCCACATGATCACTCCTTATTTTACTAACACGACTGCTACGCCGTATTCTTTTTCGTTGTCGTATGGTGTAGTTATTTCTAATACTCTATAGAAACCGTTATTGTTATCTTTAGTTCCTACACCTTTATTAGGTTTGATGTAGTCATTAACTGACACTGTTGAATCAATACGAGTGAAGACCTGTCCCATTAAACCTACTACGTTCCATTCAGGACGCTGAGAACGTTCAACATATTCACTTTCATACTCTTCCCATTCAGGGTTAGGTATTGGAACATCTATTTCTTCTGAGTACCAATTACCCTCATCGTCTTGCCATTCTTTTGTTTGTAATTCTGTTTGCGTTACACCAAATTCATCTTTAAGATACTTATCTTTATGATGGAACATTTGGTCACCAAGAATAACGCCGGCTGTTCCAGATATAACGCCGATAGGTGTATCATTTGAGTTAGCTTTACGAATATATCTTCCATCTAAAGTGACTATATAACCATTTTTAATTTCTTGACCACTTTGTGATTCAAAGTACTCTGCGTAGTCACCAAAGTTCTGGCCGGATGATACTGTACCTTTCGTTTGAATATTGCCAGTTGTTCCCTTTATTTGAATTTTTGTGTTCTCATATCTAGCTCCATCAGTACCATATCCCATTGCAAACATATAGTTATCTCTAATCTTTACGCCTCTTGAGTTTAAGATGGTTTGACAATATTGCCCAAATGAAGTTTCGGATTCTAATGAATTTAACACCGCACTACGTGAACCTCTAGCCTGTGAATTAGCACCCGAACCAGCCACCCATGAACGAGCGCTGTGTGCAAAGGATCCACCTGTGGAAGCAAAGATAGCTGAACGATTAGATAAAGCCGAAGAACCAGATGTTCCACCATTCAAACCACCTTTTAAAAATGTTGGTACAGTCGCATAATTATTTGCGCCAATTTTGGCCGAATTTGCATAACTATTTGCATGTACTCCGATAATTTCAGCAGTGTGATTATACAACTCAATACCATTACCTGTACCTTGTCCTTGTAGGTTACAATTGACAATACGAATATCATAAAGTCCCGCGCCGCCTGCAATACCTCTATTAGCTGATGAATTCCATATATTCACATTACTGATTGTGAATTTTTTACCTCTATTAGAACCTCCATAAAGTTTTACATCGGCTGATGCGTTTTTAAACCCAGTGATATTCAAACCATTAAACATAACGTTTTCACTCATAAATTGAGCTACGATAACTGGTTGATTAGAAGTGTATTTTCCATCGCCAATAGCTGAAAAGTTATTGATTTGCACATTTCTATATGCTGAAATTACTAATGCGCGTGGCGAAGTATTTGGATAGACTTTATTATCATATGGTTCAATAGCTGTACAGTTATTTAACATTAAACTATGCGCAGTTTTAGATTTAACATCACCTGCTCTATGATGTCCTATGTGTCGTAAGTTATAGGCACGTGAGTCGTGAATACTCATATGATTATTAATTAAAATGTTGCTAGGGGCTGATGTTGTAGCATGCGCTTTAACTTCTACGCCTCCATAGTTCATTTCAGTCATGTTATTATTTAACATCACATGTTGTGAACCATCATCAATTTCAATACCATTGTTGTTACCCCCGCCTGTGGCATGATGTAAATAGCTATTTGTGATCAACAAGTATCTTGAGTGGTGAGTAGTAATACCATCATCACCAAAACCACTAGCTTCACAATTGTCAATGTGGATATATTTACTTTCTAATTCTTCATTTACTCGAACACCATCACCTTCGTAGAAGTAAGGATCGCTCGCATAAGTAACATCGAATCCATGAAGTAAAGCATCTACTGATTTTATGTTGCTTGCAAATCCATGCTTAACACCTGCAAACCTGACGTTAGAAGAAAGTGATCCACCCGCAGCTTTGAATTTCTTATTTTGTCTCCACTTGTTACCATTGACTGTGAAGTCTTTAATACCAATATTATGAGCTTGTCCTGACATATCCTCATTAGTGACTACAATATTTTCAGCAGGGGTTTCATCTGCAAATCTAATCGTAGTAATGTCTTTACCTTCACCAGATAATAAAGTATTGTTTGGTAATTTGATTCCAGTAACTTTATAAGTACCTGCTGTCATGTGAACGTGAACATTCCCACCCCTTAAAGCCTCTTTAAAGGCTTGAGTAGAATCTTCCTTACCTGTTGGGTCTGCACCGTAATCATTCACATTAACAATACGTTCAATCTTCTTATTAAGGTAATCAAAGTTTTCTTCCATCTTGTTCTTAATGATTTCAAAATCATACTTTAAACGTTGTGATAGTAAATTTTGGTTAGTACCATCTAACGCTGTTCTACTATCTTTTACTTCTTCTACACCATCACCATTGTGTCCGATTACTAGTGTTTCTATTCGTCCATCTTGATACTGTAATTCATTATGAACATTGGTTAATTTATAATCTATTTGTTTAGCATTATGTGCGTGTTTATCTTTTGTTTTATGGTCTTTTACAATATCTAATACTTGTCCATAATAATATTGCAATTCTTTAAAATTGCTCATAACCATATGTCTGAACTTTTGACCTAATTCAATAGGAAAGTTTATTTTCAACTTCATTTCATCACTCCTTTTATACTAACCATGTAAATTCTCCTGCTGTCCATAAATCATTGTCATTTCCATTAAGATATGCCTTGACACTGTTGTCTTTCTCGATTGATAATTCAACCGGTGTTTTTCCACCTGTACTTCTCAATACAAATGACACTGTGTCTTTTGTGAAACCTTGTGGAAGCTGAGCGATAACTTGATTGTGGTTAATTTTTCCAATGTTCACTCTTATCGAACGAAATACAAACCATTTACCAGCTAAATCATTGCCAACACGCACTTCACGTATAGCACAAGGAGGAGCGCTGCTTAGATAGTTCTTCACATTATTAGGATGTACTTGATAATCAATCCAACCAGTATCTCCGACCATATCACCCATTGCTAAATCAAAAATTTTAATAGCATTAGTATTATCTTTTATGATTTTTTGTTGTTCTGCTATCGTTTCGTTAGCTTGTTTAATCAGAGTGTTCATTTGATTAATTTTGTCATTAATATCAGTGAATGGATTTTCTGAACCTTCTGTGTCCATACCTTCAACTGCGTTAATATGTGTTATAGGAAAATAGGTATCTCCATCTTTATCTTTTAAATATCTGTGATTAACTTCTCTACTCATCTAACAATGTCACCCCCACAATATCCGAATAGTTTTCTGGTATAGAAAAAGACGCGCCACCAAGTGACCCGCCTTTAACTAGGTTATTCATTCTCTTAATATTCCTGTTTATATTTTGTTGTATTTTAATAATATCTTTAGGTGAGTTACTGAAATCAACTTCAACTGGTTCATTTACCAGTGGGTGTGAATACGTTAACTTCACCACTTTCAAATCAAGATTATAACCTAGTGGTTGATGGATAAAACGTATCTTACTGTTTTCGTGAATATCATCGTTACCTAAATAATACTTATCTTCCATAGATCCTAAGTAATTAGTAGAAACTTCCACAGTTGGCTCATCGTTCAGTTCTTGAATAAGTCTTTTTCTCAACTCTGTTCTATCAAGCACGTTATCATCATATAATGTAGGTGCAATTTTAGGATTAGTTTTATCATAATGTGGTGAATAATATTCATCTGTAACGTGATAAACATCTGTCCCTTTCAACACTGCAGTTAGATTTAATACTGTTGACTTCTCTGTGCCCACATACATACATGGTTTAGATTTCTTATAATCAACACCACTTTTCGCACCTCTAAACACTGCTTTAAACGTATGATTGCCTTTTGATAAACGTTGAGCAATGATAATCTTTTCAGATGTTGCAGTTTTGCTATAACATTCATATTTACCTATATGTTCATCATCTAAATAAACGTCTAACACGCCACCTTTAGCCATTTTCTTTAATGTCCATTCAAGTGTCTCGTTACCCCACTTACAATTAAATGTTTTCGTGTAACTAGCACCAACGCTTTCAGTACGCCAAGTACCGTCTTTGATGAATGTGCCAGAGTAGTTTAAGTCTTTAGGTTTCATAGGATTATAGTTATTCGTTTCAGCTTTTGTTTTCTTCTTACCAAATCCCTGTATATACGTTTTAATATCAGTTGTGGTAGTCGTAGCTTGTACTTCACTAGAGTTATATTTATATATCAACGGAATATTTGATGCTTTATAAAAGCTTGCTTCATCATAGATATAAATCTTTTTATTATCTGCAAAATAGATATAGTTGAATAGCTCTGCACCTTCTGTTAAAAATTCCATTCCGTTTTTATTACCTAGTTCATCTACTGCTACACGTTGGTCAAATTTACCTACAATTTCATAAGTGAAATCAATCTTGTTACCTTTAAAACCAAAATCTAAATACTGTTCTAATGTCATTGTAGGTTTACTATCGTCTTGTTCATCTTCTTCGTTGTTTAGTTCTTCATTTTCCAAATCTTTCTGGATATAATGATTTTGGAACTCCATAAATATATGTTTAGCAGTGACTTCATTCACTACGTTCATACCATCATATTTAATTGCTGTAGACTTCACAACATAGTTTTGTCCTTTCCATTCCAATAACATTTCATTAAGCAACGATTCAAATAAATCCCAATTCATAGACGTTTTATATATAGTAAACTCAATAGATCGTTCATTGTTACGCTCATAACTAAGTTTCCAAGAACCAAAGTCATAATCGGTTAATATTTCGCCGAAAGTGCCTTTTCTGTTCTTTAGTATCATATCTTTCAATATCTTCACCTACCTATATATGAACGGGAATATCCATTGAGTTTTAACTTCTTTTATATTCTCGCCTGTAATTTCTATATCGTTGAATCCTTTTGCTAATGTGAGCCATTGCCAATTTGTATCAATACCTACACGTTTATTATTAATGAAAGGATGCACGCCGTTTATAACCAGTTGTTGATTTTTCTTGATACCTTTTTTATATTCGAATACATCTCCAGTGGTTTTATTATTGATTTTAAAACCCTTAGGCGCATCAATATTAACTAGTAATTTAAATTGATGTCTTAATAATGGATTGATTGTATCTGATGAACCATTGTAAATTTTAAACGCTGTTGTATCGTGTGTGTATTTAATTTCATCATCTGATAAAACACCTGCTTCAAATTGCCAATCACCGCTTGATAAACTAAATTGACTTGTGTCTTTTAATGATTCTGAATAACCATCTTTGACACTAAAAGTCATTTCAAACCGAGTTGTCGAAAAATCTGCATAGTCTGGGTTCATGTCTGGATTATTAACTTTATACTTTATACCTGGATTGTCAGACGTCACGATATAATAAGGTGTTCTTTTGTAAAATATACTTCTAAGTTTTTGTTCCATTAAATTAATATCTATTTCATCGATACCATCAAAACCAAACTTAACCACTAAATTAAAAGGAGCAAATGAAGCTACACCTGGTAGCTCACCATCTACTCCTTTCATAGTTATACTGTCTTCGACTGATACAGGGTAAGAGGCTTTGGCATCAAGAAAAATAAAGTTATTTATATACTCATTGATATCCTTTGTTCCATTTTCATCAATAATTTTTAACCATCTGCCGTCTATCATCATTAACCTCCTTGATTAAAGCTAGCCATTCTCATATCTTCTCCTAAAATTTGAGAAAGGATATTCGCTGCATCTTTAGGTGAACCTTGTTTTTGATTACTTAACAGTTTGATAATTGTCTGTGTAAGTTTATTATTTTGATCATTCACTCTTACAAGCTGACTTAGCATTTTCTCAATTGTTGAATTGTCATTATTAACTGTTACATTGGTACTTCCTGTTTCCATTCCTACATAACGCATAGCTTGTTCAATAAGTTGAATAGCTCTCGTTCGTTTAGTAAGTGGTACGACCATTTCTGGTTTATTGCCTTCGCCAATTTCTGCAATTTGGTGTTTTGTAACCATGCCACCATTTTCATAAGCATAAGCAGCAGCTCTAGGGAATCCTCCCCAACCGTATTTCCTTTGAATGTATTGCATTGCAGATATTGCTTGATGTACAGGGTTGCCAAAATTAGAGAATCCTTTTTTAGCGTTTGCAAGGAAAGTTGGTTGTATCATTTGGAATAAGCCTTTAGATGGCGTACCTGCTTTAGCGTTACTGTCCCAATTATTGACAGCTTTAGAGTCATAATTAGATTCACGTTTAGCAAGTTTCATCATATTATTTAAAATATGACTACCTTTGTATTTACCACCTAAAATGTTCTGGGCTTGTTTAATAACACTTCTTGCATAGCTTTCACCTTTACCGCCTTTACTGCTACCTAAGCCTTTTAGCCATTCAAGAACATTAGATTGAGGCTTTCCGTTTTTATTTAACTGGAAGTGCAAATGTCCAGAACCTGCAGTGAAATGTCCTGTATTACCAGATTTAGCGATTAAATCACCCACACCTACACGTTGGCCTTGTTTAACTAATTGTTTACTTAAGTGCATATACCAGTTAGTTAGCCCTTTACCAAGGTCTATTTCTATTGATTTACCACCGCCGTAGTCATTCCATACTTTAGAAACTTTCCCCCCTGCTACAGCTTTAACATTTGTTCCTGGTGTCATACCAAAGTCAATACCATAGTGTTGGCCGCCATTAAATCCTAATCCCCCTGTGTAGGGGCCAAATCTTTGCCAGATATCATGTTTTAGTAGCCATCCTGCATCGCCTTCGCCACCGCCAACTTCATCAAACATTTCTTTAACTTTATCAATGAAAGAAGCTTTAAGTTTTGAAAAAGCACCCTTAGCCATTGCTACAGTAGCGTGTTTGCCACTACCAAATGAAATGCCTAAACTATCAAACACTTTATTAACTAACTTACCGGGTTTTTCTATCCAATCCATTACATCGCCTATAGCATTTCCTAGCCAAGTTACACCTTTATCTTTAAGGTTTGATATCTTTTCAACACTTTTTTCAGTTGATTTTTTTATACCATGAGCAGTTTCGGAAACTCCTTCTTTAACTCCGCCTTTTACATCTTTGATAGTATCGGATAGAGTACTAAATATGTCGTCTTTTTTCTTCTTAGATCCTTTGCTGAATCGAGGTAATATACCCATATTTTGATAGCGCTTCGTATCTTTAGCGCTGTGTACTCTATCTCCAACACTTAAAGGTACGACAACATTACGACCTTTTGGAGCGTAAACTGAACCATCAGCACGTTCAATAACTTCTTGAGTACCTCCCCCTGGTGCGTTACCTGGACCTTTATCGTTTACGACAGCTAATGTAGACTTTTTCAAACCGCCATCATTATTAGTAGCTAACGCACTGCCATCATAAGTACCAGTAGATAAATGCGGTATTGGTTTAATAAGGTCTTTATCAGTAATGGCTTTAGAAATTTTATTAATTCCACCAATCATGCCATTCAAACCATCTACTGCTTTGTTAGCAACTGATTTACCTAATTCAGATGCAGCTTTACCAAAAGCGCCAGTAATGTTTTTAATCCAACCTAGTGTTTTATCTAGCCAGCTTTTCCAACTTCCATGAGTTTTCTTAGCTTTGTTTTCACCTTCACCTGCGATTTTGCCAAATATGTCTTTAGCCTTTGACCACATTTTACTTAGATTATCTTTAGTACTTTTAAAGGTCCTACCAAACCACTTACCTGCAGATTTAGCAACTGCATGTGTTTTGTTTTCAGCTTTACTTGCTACTTTGTCAAACTTATCTTTTGCAGATTTATAGGTATCACTAAAGTTGTTTCTCGCATTTTTAGTTGTTTGTCCAAACCACTTTTTAGCGCTCTTGAAACTACTTTGTGTCGTAGAACCTATTTTCTTACTTATTTTATTCCATTGGCTATCTGTGTTTTTCTTAACTTGCTTAAACCAACCTGAAGTTTTTCCTGGCAATTGTCCCAGCCACTTTTTCGCTCCGTTTAAACCAGTTTTAGATGAACTACTTATTTTACTTCCTATTTTATTCCAGAAACTATCTGTATTCTTTTTAGTTTTTTTAAACCATCCTGAAACTCTTCCTGGTAATTGGCTAAACCATTTCTTTGCTCCGTTATATCCTTTTTTAGAAGAACTAACTATTTTATTACCTATTTTGTTCCAAAAACTATCAGTGTTTTTCTTAGTTTTTTTAAACCAACTAGATACATTACCTGGTAACTTACCAAGCCATTTTTTAGCGCCTTTATAACCTTTATTTGAAGCACTCCCGATTTTTGAACCTATCTTATTCCAAAATTTATCGGTACTTTTCTTAGTGCTTGCAAACCAACCGCTAACACCTTTAGCAATTCGTTTAGCACCACCGATGGAAGAATCCTTCATAATTTCCCATTTTGACTTAACATGACCTGTTTGAGAATCTATGTTTTTCTTAACGCCCTTATTTTGCTTTTGAGCTTCACTTACGACAGATTTATGTTGTTTTTTAGCTTTAGTTTTGGACTCTTCATATTGCTTTTTAGCGTCTTTAATCACTTTATCTGCTTGTGATTTAGATAAGTTTCCAGTTTCGTCACGCTGTCTAACAGCTTCTGCTACAGTTGATTTATATTTTTTCTTAGCATCGCTGATAGTTTTGTCTCGCTCTTTAGCACTTTCTTTAATCACATTAGATGCAGCTTGCATAGAAAGTTTACCTTTATTCTGTTTCATTCTTTCTAAGATAGCTTTTTGTTCTACTTCTCCTTTGGATAAAGACTTCACCACTGTTTCATCTAATTGCTCTTGAAGTTTAGCTACTTTATCATTTTCGCTTTTAGTTAGTGAGCGCTTTTCTTTATGGGCTTTTGCATAAATATCAAGAATTTGTTTATTTACTTTTTCTGCTTGTTCTGATTCTTTTTTATTACTCTGTTTAGTTTGTTCAAGTATTTTGGCTTCTTGTGATTTGGAAAGACCGCTTGTGTCATTGAATATCTTTTCTAATCCTTTTATTTCACTACTGTGTCTTTTTTTAAGCTGTTTATTAACTTCTGTGTTAATATTTCCGTACAATTCTTTAACTTGATCGTATTGCTTATTACCAATTGTTACATGGCTGATGCGTATTTCTTCTAGTTTAGTTTTAGCTTTTTCAGAAAGATTCGTATATGATTCTAAAGCTTTTTTAGTACCTTTCGACACTTTACCTGAAAATACATCCGTTGTATCAGAAGCTTTAGAAACCGCATCATGCATTTTATCAAAGCCGAATTTTAAAGCCTGAAATTGTGGTGTAATTTCTAAAGCTTTCGCACCAAATGTTTTTATGCTGTCCCAAGCTTTACCAAAACCATCGCCGATTTTTCCAATCCATGAAAAGTCCATTGAATCTATAGTTTGATTCCATAATCTTCCAAGGTCACTAAATCCTTGTTTAAACCATCCTAATTTTTCATAAGCTGCACTAAAAGCTGTGGTTAAAATTGTAAGTGGTAATCCCACTTTACCTAACATCTTTATACTAGTTTTAGCGATTTTTCCTAATCCACCAAATCGACCAGTAACCATAGATAGCGTGTTTCCAAATCGACCAAATAAACCTTGTTGTGTTTTAGCAGTCTTACCTGTTGTTGCCATAGAAGCTGCCGCTGCGTTGTTCGCTCCTGCATTAACTGCAGCTTCAGCAGTATTAACTGCCATTTGACGATTAAGCATCGCGTAGCCTTTAGCAGCTCCACCTACAGCTCTTAAAAGTAATCCTATACCTAAAGTTAAAGGGCCAATTGCAGCAGTTAACCCTAATACACCTGCAACTGCAACTTTTGCGCCACTTGGCAGTTTATTTAAGAAATCTACTGTTCCTTTTAAGCCACTGACCATCCCAGATAAAGCGGGTTGTATAGTATCAAAAATTGATAATGCTAATTCTTCAGCTGCTGAACGGAGTTCTCTTAAACTACCGCCTAACCCTTTTTCCATAGTTTTAGACATTTTCTTAGCTGAACCTTCACTGCCATCTATTGCTTTGCTTAATTTGTTATAATCCTTTTCTGATGCATTGATAACTGCAAGTGCACCACTCATAGATTCTTTCCCGAATATTGTTGCAGCTGCGGCAGCTTGTTGATCTTTTGTAAGACCACTGAATTTTTCTCTAAGATCACCCAAAACATCTCGCATAGGCTTCATTTTTCCATTGCTATCTGTTATGGATATCCCTAATTCTTCCATTTTGTTTTTCATAGCTTTAGTTGGTTTTGCTAAATTGGTAAACATTGTACGGAGTGCTGTACCAGCTTTTTCTCCTTTAATGCCTGCGTTACTCATTAAACCAATAGCTATAGACGTATCTTCAATAGTATAACCTAACGCGCCTGCTACCGGTGCTGCATATTTAAAGCCATCGCCCATCATTTGGACGTTTGTGTTTGCGTTTGCACTAGCTGAAGCTAATACATCCGCAAAATGCCCGCTATCTTTAGCTTGTAGACCAAACGCTGTCAATCCATCTGTTACAATATCTGACACAAGTCCTAATTCTTCACCTGAGGCAGCAGCTAAATTCATAATGCCTGGTAAACCTTTAATCATATCTTGTGATTTCCAACCAGCCATTGCCATATAATTCAATGCTTCTGCACTGTCACTAGCACTAAATTTAGTAGTAGCTCCCATTTCACGAGCTTTTGCTTTTAACGCATCTAGGTCTTTACCTGTGGCTCCTGAAATAGCTTGAACTTTACGCATACCATCATCGAATTCAACACCTAATTTACTAGCATAGCCCATTGCGCCTACAATAGGTGTAGTAACATACATAGACATACTTCTACCAAAAGAACTCATACCATGTCCTATACTTGTAAAACGGTCTGACATTTTATCTAAATGGTTAGCTGCTTTAGTGTATTGGCTGTTCGCAATTAACTGTTCTTTGTTGAAAGCCTTCATTTCATTCTTAGTTTTATCTATAGTTTTTTGAAGATTATTCATTGAAGTACGTTCATTGTTAACAGCGTTTTTAGCCTTCGCTAAATTTTGATCATGATTTTTAATCGTTGCATTTAACTTATTATATTCTTTTTCTGTTTGCTTAAGCTCTGTATTGGTTTTATTATAAGAGGCTTTAATTTTATCATTTGATGAGGCTAATGTTTTATTTTCAGTTCTTAGTTTCTTAACTTGTTCGCCTTCTTGTTTATATTTAGCTACAAGTTCTGAGTGTTTTTGCGACTGTGTTTTCGTTGCTTCAGAAGCTTTTTTAAGTTGTGCAGTTGTAGCTTGATTAGAATTTTTCAAATCTTTTTCTGCTTGTCTAAGCTTTCTTAGTTTTTCATAAGCTCGTTCTTTTTGTGTATTAGTTCTCTTTTGTTGGTCTTGAGCTTTTTTTAATTCTGTATTAGAAGCTTTAACTGCATTGTTAGATTTATCTAACTCAGTTTTTTCTTTTCTTGTTGCTTCGGCTAATTTTTTATAAGCTTGTTCTACTTTTCCGACAGTTTTTTTTGCTTTTTCATAATTTACATTTAAAGTCTTAAGCTCTTGCTCAGCTTGGTTGAACATTTGCTTTTGAATTTTCATTTTTTGATTTAATCCATCAATACGTGTACGATATTTTTGCATTGATTTTTCAGATTTATCAAAAGCTGACATATTTGCCTTTAATTCACTATTAACTACACCAAGATTACGTTTAAGAGATTTCATCCCTTCATTGACTTTAGTGTTATCAATGGAGTTGACAATCGTCAAACCGTCTGTTCTGTCTTGCATATCGTTACCTCCTTTCTAGCCCCCAAATAAGTGTTTTAGATTACTACCTGTATACATTTTAGGTTCTTCAGTTTTTTGTTCTGCTTCCTTTTCTTCATCTGTATTTAGTAGGTTTAGGAGTTCAAAATAGGGCTGGTTTTTGACTTCGGTAATAGTCCATCCATAGGCTTGCATACAAAATCTTTGGATAGCTTTAATGTTCGATAAAACGTCTCTTATTGTGACTGTTCCTCTGTCTTTCCCATTTCTTCTGATACATCTTCTGAAGTTTCTTCATCTTCTCCTTGGACTTCGAGAAATATAGATTCAAACACACGAGAATAAGTTTTTGTAGACATGTTATTCAAAATATCTTCTTCTGTTAGCCCTTGTTCACTGAATAGTTCTTCTAACAATTGACGCTCTTTTTTTCTAACTTTACGCGCATCAGGATTTTCTTTAACTTTTTCTTTTTCTGCCATTTCTAAGTAATCGTAGAATTTTTCTGCTTCGCCTAAAGTCACATCTTCTTTTTTGTATGACGCTGTTTTACCTGTTTGCTTGTCTTTAATTTCAAATTTAATCATGTTTAATTACTCCTTTAATTTTTATTTGCAAATAAAAAGAGGGCTTATAGCCCTCAATAGTAGTTATTATTCTGTTTCATCTGGTTCTGGCTCTGTGACAGTTACTGAACATTTGGCATCCTTTCTACCATCTTCAGTAGTAACTGTTATATCAGTGGAACCTGCATTAACAGCTGTGACTTTACCGGTACTGTCTACAGTTGCTACTGCATCATTGGAGGACACAAAAGTTACTTTTTTATTGGTAGCTGTAGAAGGAGAGACTGTCGCATTTAATGTTTCAGTTGTACCTACTTCTAAACTCGTACTTTCTTTGTTTAACTTAACCCCTGTTACTGCAATCGGTTTTGTTTTAAATGCAGGAACATCCTCTTTTTCTGATTCTCCATTTTCATTTTCACGTGATACTTGGTAGGTACCTTTCGGATATTCAGTGTTCGCTATTAAACCATCGATAGTCACTTCTGCTTTCCCTTCGATGTATTCTTCACTCTTAACAAGTTCTTGACCTTTATAAAGTTTTAATGTATCTGCCATAAATTCACCTTCTTATTTTAAATATAAAAACCCCTATTGAGCAGAGATAGTAGCTGACTTACTGTTAGCTGTTACCTCTACCTTTTGGGGAGTGTTAGGGTGTGTCTTTTTCTGATTCAGTTGGTAAATCATCACCTGAATAACCTGGGAATACATTAGCCATAAACGCATCTGCGCCTTTTTCTCCTTCATGATAACCAATCGCTCTTGATTTACCATCAATTTTTCGGTTCATCCAGTCACCATTTAGCTTAGTAGGTTCAGGCGCTTCTGCTTTTTCTGCAGTTGTTTTAAATTCTATTGAATCTAAACTGAAGCTACCTTTAACTAATGCGCAATAGATAGGGTCACCGTTAATTGTTTCTGATTCACCAATAACCGCTACATAAGGTGCTCTTGAATCATCTCCGACCCATGAAGTGCCGTTTTCATCTTTATCTCTCCCAAGAACAACATTTAAGTCGTCTGTAGGAACATTAAATAAATCAATATCTGATTTAATTTCATTTGTACCTTGCTTTTTCATCCACACACGTTTATTAGATGCCCACATATCAACCATTTCAGGTGCTAAACCAGAAATATTCATGTTGACAGTACCACCTTGATCATCTTCCCATGTGAATTTTTGAATGATTTTTTCTGCTTTATCATCGAATACACCTACGTGTAATTTTTTAAATCCTGCAGTTGCTGAACCCATATTAAATTCCTCCTAATTTTAGGCATAATAAAAACACATCTACTCGATGTGTTCGCCTTTATAATATTGATTTTTTGGTACGCCTTCGTATCTTCTAGAACGAACGTACTTTTTTGTTTCTTTAAAATACTCAGTTAATTGACTTGAAGTCTGATAAAAATTGTATTGTCTTAATAGATAACGAATTCGTTTCGTTAAGCGAATAGTGTCTTCGTCTTTATAGGTTTCCACATCAACTTGAACAATAAATGACTCAGCATGATATTTATTCGAAGCATAAACAGTCGGTGTATCATATATAGGTCTTAATAAAATTAAAGAATTTGAAGTATCTATTTTCTCGCTTACTTGATAGAAATATATTCGATTAAAAACTAAGTTTTTTACTAAATCATCATCTTTTATGATGTTATAAATATATCTCAATTCATTCATAAGCGTTTCCTCATTTCTTCTTTAATAATTTGCCTATATCTTCTTTTCACTGATTGTAATGTCTTTTCAATCACTCCAAAACCTCTTGGGATAAATTTGCCGCCTTTTCTGTTATAGCCATGTTCGTTTAAATGTATGAGTCTATATCTGTCATGTGGTCCTACCCACTCGATTATGATCGTTTGTTGATAATTCACTTTAGAAGTAAATGGGTCTGTTCTTGTCATCTCATCTATCGATGCACCAGTATCTTTGAATTTTTCAAAGTTAGACTTCAAAACTTTCATTTCATAATCTGTTGCTTCTTCTAAAGCCTTATTGCTAATCTCAGTCATTCTTTTCTTGCCAAAGCGTTTTTCTATTTTATCTTCTAATTCTTTTAGACCTTTTACTTCTACCGACATTATTTTTCACCTAAAGCTATAGTAATAAAGCCTGATTCAGGTGTATCTAGTCGAACATCATAGATTTCAAAAGTATCAACTTCTAATCTATAGTCTTGAACTTCTACAACATGAGAATTAGAAGGCGTATAGCTTTGTAGGGGGTCTCTAATGACAATTGTTAGACCTTGAATAGCTGTATTAACATTAAGAATCTCCCTATCTTTTATTGAGGGACTATAGGTTTCTGCGAAACAGCGGTAAACCTCTTTTTCTTCTTCTTCATCTGGATAAGGACCTTCATTTTGATACCTATAAAAAATAACAGGCGTGCGCATGTCGCCTGATAAGACTTTTTTGTTTTTATATCTCATCAGTATCCACCTCACACCTGTATATTTGATTTAAAACGCCAAATTCAGTAATTAATGTAGAATAATTTCTATTAAAGAACTGTAATTGCTCATTATATACATAACGAGAACGCTCAAATACAAGTTCCTTCCCAATCGCTTCTTTTTGAATATCAAAATTACCACATTCATTTTTAATTACTTCATAAGAAATGTTTAAAATTGCTTTTAGAGAATCATCTTCTGCATTATGAAAGATGTGCATACGACCTTTAAACTCTTTTAAAATTTCATCATTCATTTAACCACCCCTATTCCGCTGAGATAGTAACAGACTTACTATTAGCACTTACCTCAACGTTTTGGGGCTCGTTAGGGTGTCTCTTCACCTTTATTAATTGCTAAGTTATAAACTGCAGCTACTTTATTATCTTTCGCTTTACCATAAGCAAATTGTTTAGCAGTATATAAATCCATATCTTCAATTGCTAGCGTTTGTTCGAATTTTTGAATATTAATACCACCACCTAAATAACCATCGTAGCGACCTCTAACATAAGTTAATACTTTATCTGCAGGTTGTGCTACAGACTCAATGATATTTAAGTTATAAGGTAAAGCTGTTACATATACACCGTTAGCATTTAAGTGAGTGTATTGTGCTTGAATTTCAAAGGCATCAGATGGGTTAACAACCATCGTTACATTACCTTTTACAGCTACTGATTTACCTTTTTCATTTGTTGAATGGAATTTAAACACTTGAGTTAACTCTTTAATAGTCGTTTTAGGGTCGGCAAATGTTAATGTGCCTTCTGGTTCTTTTTCTGGATATTCTCCACCAGTTACTGATACACCTTCTTGGACTTGACGGTTTAGCCCGATAGGTTGTTCTTTGCCTGTACCATTTAAGAAAGCCGTTTCTAGGGCAACTGCAAATGCTTCTTCAATTTGAGCACGAACAAAACGTTCAATCCAAGCAGGGCCAAAATCTTTTAAATCTTTAGGGATAACAACGAAGGCTGTTAATTTATTTTGGATAGCTGTTTCTTCACTGAACGCAGCATCTAATTGCCCTTTAATTTCACCAAAGATTTTACCCCACACTGCTACACCGCTTGTTTCAGATTTTAAGAATTTAAGACGTAATCCGGCATTTTTAATACCTAAATCTGCTAATAAAGGATGTTCAGTTGTTAAATCTTCAAAGATACGATCAATTGTTTCTTCTGGTAATAATTTTTCTTCTTTATAACCAACTTCTGTGTTGATTTCATTAAAGAATTTACGTTGTTGTGCAGTCAATTTACTGTCTTGAGTAGGCAATGAAGCAACTGATTCAGCCTCTTGTTTAGCTTGTGTTCTAGCTTCTTCGAACAATTCGTTAATCATCCCACTGTATAATTCTGCTTGTACTTCTTCTGATTCACCATTTTGAATGGCATTTAAAAATTCTTGACGAGCTGATTTGAACTCATCTGATAATTTAATAGTCATATTCTATGACCCTCCTTATTTTGTGTATTAAAAAAAGAACCTAGTTTGTTGTTTTTTTGATTGGCTATCGCTAATCTTTTTAGAAACAACTGCGCTAGATTCTTTTTCTTCTAGTTTTTCAATTACTTTATTTGCTATTGCGTCAACATCAATTTTAATTTCTGGTGTTTTGCTCATAAGCGTTGCAATTCGATTTACTGCATCGTTTGATAACATTTGACCGGAATTAGCAACTAATTTAGGAGTATCTTCGCCAAACATTTTACTGTCTGCAAATCCTAATTCTACAGCGTCTTGAGCGGTAAGCCACGTTTCTTTATTCATCAAATCCAATACTTCTTGTTCGGGTTTACCTGTTTTTTCGATATATGCGTTTGCAATACCTCGGTTTACAGAATTTAAAAAATCACTTGCTGAAGCCATTGCTCTATCATCACCGAACGCCATCGTACTTGCATTGTGAATCATCATTTGTGATGTAGGGCTCATTTGTACTGAGTTACCTGCCATTGCTATAACAGAAGCCGCACTTGCTGCAACGCCAACTACCTTCACATCTACATTACCGGAATGTTCTTTTAATGCTGTATAAATTTCACTACCTGAGAACACATCTCCACCACCTGAATTGATGATAACTTCTATGTCTTCTTCATTAGAAGGTAGCGCATCAACTACATCTTTTGGTGAAGTAGCTTCCATGTCTAGCATATCGTAAATCCATTTATCATTATTTGGTACAATTGCACCTTTAACGTTTACTCTCATCATCTTCACCTCCTTCTAATGACTTATCTTGTTGGTTTGAAGTCGTATAGTTTTTAGTAACAAAATATTTATCCATTTGTGGGTCATCTGAAGGTTCTTCCCCAAGCATAATGAGCACTTGGTTCGGAGTAAATGTACTAGATGACACTAACTTGTCTACTGCATCAGCAAGTTCTAATGGGTCTTTTTTGTTAATACCAACAACCCTGATACTTTTACCTGTTAAAACTTCATTTTCCTTAAATAACTTTGCATTTAATTCATCCTCTATCTTTTTAATTAAAGGTTTTAAACAAAATTTGTAATATGAGTCTAAAGCATTATTCAAATCTGCTAAATCACCATGTATTAAAGATGGCGGAATGCCAATAGCTTTTGCTACTGTATCAATTAAAGCTTTTTGAAGTTTATTCAAATCATCAAAAGGTGCGTTATTCGACTTTGCTGTTGATGACACGTCTTGGAATGTAAAAGCTCTAGTTAACGGTGTAATAGCCACTGAGTTGTTCGTAAAAGCTTTCATTAATTTATTAACGTAATTCTGCATCTTATCTTTATCACTATTATTCTTTTTGTTTTCAGAACTTCCTACTCTATTATCAGTAGTTTTGTTCTCAGCCTTAAAATCATTTTTTATCATATTCGTATCTACATTAACAATGCCTCGTATTTGATAATTACGCATTTGCGCTCCTATCATACGACCAAATATTTCTCCGTAGTCTTTAAATAGACCTTCAGTAAAAGTATTTAATTTTTCATTGTTATAAGATAGATAAAGCACCTCATCCATCTTAAATGAACGTTCAAATTCATACTCGTCCACCATTACATGTTCAAATATATCGGGGTATAAAGCGAACTTTTTTCTGTCATAATCGTCTGCGACCACAAGGTCTTTCGTATCTGTAACGATAATTAAAACTTCATTATCATAAATTAATTTATATATTACTTTCTGCCAAAAGTCTGTTGAAGATAAATCGGTATTCGGTCTTACATTTAATTTATAATAAGTTGTATCCTTGATGGATTTTCCTTTATTATCCGTAATACGGAATTCTGATTGTGAAATCGTCCTTGCTAAAAACTCTATGCATGTTTGTAGCGCCAGACGTTTCATATAAGCTTTTTCTGATGTATCTTGAAAAAACTCTAAATCATACATCCAACTTGATTCTTTACTTTTGCTAAGTATGTCTGTAAGCCAACTCATGTCTTGCCTCCTTTCTAAAAGTCAATAGCATTAAGAAAGTCTAAACTGTCCCCAACATCTATCTCTAATAGGTCATCAGCACGGTACAATGCATGAAGCATAGCGTGGAAACCGTCTGTTTTTCTTCTTATTTCATCTTTTTTAATATATTCTTTGTTACCATCTGGTTTAATTTTTACTGCAACATTGTTTGTGTACCAACGCATTAATGGATTATCACCATAAATAATATTGTGATTGGCAAACATTGTCTCAATGCGAGGTGCTAATAAGCCATGAATAGCTCTGGGGCTTCTTATCACTTCATAATCGATGCCATATTCTTCTAGCGCACGTCTTATTAGATCTATTCGATAATTATCGGCAATCACTTTTTCTAATCCGTATATTTGTCGCATATCATCAAACCATTGAGCAATATAGAATTCACTAATAGTTGGTTCATCTACAATAGTTAACAAACCCTGCTGTTCCCATTCATATATAGGAACTTTCAATTTAACTGAGTCTAGAAATCCTTTTCTTACAAACGAATGTGACTTCCATATATAGTTTTCGCCCTCTCTGAATAGAAGCCCGACAGCTGCAAAATCTTTAATATTAGCATAGTCTAAACCGCCAATGCATTGTCTGTTTTCAAGTTCTGGAAACGGTCGATTGGTTGCTTCAATTTCTTCTCGGGTAGCTATAATCTTTTCTAAGTCTTCCTCGGGTAAATTCATACGTTTGGTCATAAACTCTGCACGTTTAGTTGGACTAAAGGTCATCTCATTGTATTGGTTTTTAACTTTTCTGAATAAACCTTTAGCATATTTACTCATTGGTTTACTAAACATTGGATTTGCTTTTTCCCACATTTCAGGATTATCTACTTCTTTAGGGTCATCTAACTTACAAATAAATGGAAATAATCTATCATCTGGAGATTCACCTTTTAGTATAGCCATAGAACGATCTTTTAATTTATCTAAAAATCCTTCGCGTACGTAACCGTCAGTTCCTATAAAGAATTCACGTGGGTGTTCGACTTTACCTAAACCTGAACTAAATACATCTACGGTTTCACTGTTTTCGTATCGATGCACTTCGTCATAAATGACACAACCTTCACGGCCCCCATCTTTAGTTCCTGCATTTGAAGTTCTAAATCTAAATCGAGATTTTGTTTCAGTATCGGTGATAACTAATTTAGTTAAATAGAACATATCTTCAAGTTCGTTACGTTCAATCATATTATATGCTTCTTCAAATGAGGTTTTAGCTTGTTCTTCTGAATTTGCTACAACTGAAATATCATAATTGGGTATTCCATGAAGATAAGATATAAAATAATTAGAAAGCGCAGTTATTAAACCGTTTTTTCCTCCACCTCGTCCAAGCGTAATAAAAAACTGCTCGTAAAAAAGGAAATTACCTTCTTTCTCAAACAGGAATACAAATGGTACTAGGAATTTCTGAAAACCTTGTAACGGAAAATACCACTTTTCTGTAAATTTGATGAAGTTTTCAATTTGTTCTTCATCGAAATATAGATCTTCTCGGCTTAATACATGTTTTTCTAAATAAGCTATAAGCATGATACGTTCTTTGTTTAACAACACTTCCCCTGTTTTCCATAATCGTATATACTCATCAACATATTTATTACTTATCACAATAAATCACGACGAGGGGCTGTTTCTTCGTCTTGTTCCTTATTAAAACCGAATGATTTTTCTATTGCTAAAAGTGATGTATTCACTTTATTCTTTTCTGCGATTAATGGATTTGGTTTAACAAAAGATTGAGAAGCATTTTTCGTCTCTACCATTAATCCTTTTTCTTCAATATCCGCATCCAAACCATAAAATATGTCTAATAAATTCAAATATCTATACACTTTTTCTGTTTGTACTGGATTATCTTTTTCAATTCTGTTTAACAAGTAAGTCTTAATTTTGTCTTTATTTTCCACCAGGTACCCCCCTAACGTATTTTGTTTTTTAATAAATCTGCGGAATCGTCTCCCCTTACACCGGTTCCCCAGCCGACTTTTAAATGAAAAGTTTTTGACCGGGGGGATGAAGAAGAATTAATATTTTTATTTTTCTAAATTTATTTTTACCAAAATTCATCATCAGCCCATTTATTTTTTTTCGGTTTGTACCAATTTTTAAAATGTCTGTCGTGAATTTTGTTATGGCATTCGACACACAAGGTTTCTAAGTTATCATCTTCAAGCGCTAACTCAGGATGATATTCTAACTCTTTAATATGGTGTACTATAAGCTTAATCTTCTTACGTCCGTTCTTATTAGGCTCATATATATCGATAGCTACTTTACCTTGTCTCCTACATTCTTGACACTCGTAATTATCGCGAGCTTTAATTGCCTCTCGTTTATCTCTCCATTGCCTTCCGTTGTAGAAGTCGCGACGTTGTGTCTTGCTCAAGGCCATGTGCCTTCACCTCTTGTGTGTTGTTGTACATGTGAGTTGTGCTAACTCATATCAACACTACGATCATGACTAAGTAGTTAGTGATTGGAGTTCATGTGTAGTGTTCATATCAATAAGCATAAGTAAAGCACACTACCTTTATCGCAGTGTGCTTAGATATAATATAGTATTGTGCTGTTTGAAGTACTGCTGTGCTTGATGCTAATTGTTCATACTAACATAGTAACACTGAATCGTAGGCCATTTGCACAATCAATGCACAATGTTATTTCATACCTACTTGTATGGCTATTGCCTTAACAAACGCCTTACGCACTGTCGTTACTGTATTGCGATGCATATGACACTCGTCTCCTATCTGTTCCATCTTCAAGTTCCTATCTTTGTTCCAATACTTTAAACGTATAACCTTCTTATGTTCTTCAGGTAGTTGATTGTACACATACTCAATTGCTTCCACCATCTCTTCAAGGTTACGCAGCATCTTATTAGTAAGTAATCGAGTAGCCATTACTTCTGTTGTTCTAACAGGTTCTCCTTTCTGTAACGGACCATACACTATATTGGTATCTACTTCTTTAGTAGGGTTAAGTATCTCCATTCTTAATCTGTTAATCTCTCTCTTATTATCTTGATGATTATATATCTCTGACTCTATATACTTAAAAGTACCTGGCTTTATATCTATACTTGTATGGCTCATCCAATACCTCCATTACTTATACTGTTCTATTCTTGCTTTAACTGCTTTCATTAATTCATCTTGAGTTAACTCTTTATTTTGTAATGCTTTATATACACGTTGATCTATTGTATTCTCAGTCATGATATGATGAATGATTGTTGTATGGTCTTGTCCTTGTCTGTACAATCTAGCATTGGCTTGTTGGTACAATTCCAGAGACCACGTCAGACCAAACCATACTATGATGTGTCCACCTTGTTGTAAATTCAATCCATGACCTGCACTTGCTGGATGTGCTAATAAGATTTCAATGTTTCCTTTATCCCATTTATTTTTATAGTCATCGCTGCCTAGCACTACCGCTTGTTTAAACCTTCTGAGTATTCTCTCTTTATCATGTTTGAAGTTATAAAATAAAAGTATAGGTTGTCCTTGTGCTTCTTCTACAATCGCTTCTAACTTATCTAACTTTTGGTCATGTATATGTCTTATATCTTGTTCATCTGTATACACTGCACCATTAGATAGTTGTAGTAGTTTCTGACTAAGTGAAGCACCACTTTGTGCAACAATGTCTCCATCATCTTCTGACTCTAGAATGTAGTCTCGTTCTAATTCATCGTAGAGTTTACGTTCTTTGCTTGATAGCTCTACACTTTGAACTGTGTCTACCCGTTCAGGCATATCTAAGTAATCACTTGCTTTCATACTAATACACACATCATCTATTTGTTTATATATTATCTCTTCTGATCCGTGTCTTAATTCCCAATTGAATACATGCTCGCTCACTTGATGTGTTGGTTTGAAATATCTTTCTCTGAATCTACTAAATGAAGTTTCAAGTCTTTCTCCTCTATCTATTAGGTAAACTTGAGCCCATAAGTCCATCATACTATTAGGACTAGGTGTGCCTGTTAGACCCACAAAACGATTCATCAATGGCAGTTTCTTTTTCAAAGCTTTGAACCTTTGGCTTTGATGGTTTTTAAATGTTGATAACTCATCGACCACAACCATATCGAAAGGCCAACCTTTTTTATAATACTCACATAACCATTTAGTATTCTCTTTATTTGTTATATAGATGTCTGCATCTATCTTCAGTGCTTCTATCCTTTGCTTTGGTGTTCCTAATACTTTAGAAACTCTAAGATGTTTTAAATGCTCCCACTTATTTATTTCATCAGCCCATGTGTCTTTAGCTACATTAAGTGGTGCTATAACTAACATTTTATCTGTATCGAGTAATTGTAATTCACTAAATGCTGTTAATGTTGAAACAGTCTTGCCGAGCCCCATATCTAAGAAAAGACCATATTTATTATTTTCTATAATTTTTTGGATTGAATAGCTTTGATATTCATGTGGTTTAAATTTAATCGTCATCTGCTTTAACCACCTCATTAATGAATCTATCCACTTCAGATTTACTCCAAAGTACATAAACGTTATGATCTCTGGTAGCCAATTGCTTGTGTACATATTTTTGTAACGGATGTAGTTTCCCGTTTTCTTGTTTCATCTCAACAAAATACGTTTTGCCTTTGGGCATTATGATAATTCTATCTGGTACACCTCTTGTTCCAGGTGCAACCCATTTCAAACATAAACCATTTAATTTAGTTATTTCTTTTTTTAAATACGTTTCAATTTTTGATTCTTTCATGTATACACACCTTGCATAAATTATTTATAAAAAATGGTAGGTGTTACAAAGTTACTTTAAAAAGGGGTGTTTCAACACTTATACTGTATTAGGGGCTGACTATGTACCCCTTTACTCCCTAACATTACTTTTATAACTTTATACTAAAATTAAAGTAACATTAGTAACACTTAGGGTTGAACCTTAGAGCCCCAATGGAAAGAGGTGTTACTTTAGGTGTTACTTTACTGTTACTTTACTTTTTTTAAAGTAACACCTCTGGTGTAAAATTATACTTTTACTGTTACTTTAGTTTTTGTAAAGTAACACCTGTTTCTGAGTAAAGTAACACCTACAAAATGCATTTAAATACATTAATATGCATTTATATTAAATCATCCAAATCACTATTTCTGACAAATGCCGTTTGTAACCCATAGGTTTTACCAAATCTTAACTTACCTTGTTTGTTGCCATCGTATACTTCCCAGTTATCTAATTGTCTTAATACGTTAGTTATCTTTTTAATTTCCATCGAACCTCTACTATCACCTTTATCTTTACCAAAGCATTCAACAAATACTTCGAGTGCACACACTTTATCTCTTTCAACGAAATCTGCATTACCTGTTGGTAACATATCTACATCACCTTGATAATATCTTCGACGATCATACGTGCTTAATTCATTCCAGTTACTAGGTATTTTAGTGTTTAAGAACTCCTCAATAATACCCACATAAGGTGATTCTTCTGTATGCTTACTTTGTATTTCTCTCATTTCTTCTTCAAGTTCTGGTTCTAAATAAAGTTCTTCGCCTTTATTATAGAAGTGCACGGCTTCTGCCCAAATTTGATCTATCTCTTGTTTTGTTATTTTAGACCACTTCACTTCTACATTGTCAGGGTTCACAGTCATAGGCCAGAAACGACGACCTCCAGTTTCGTCTCTAAGGAAATCTACTTTATTTGTGGTACCAATGAATATACATTGTCTTGGAAAATCTTCTATATAATGTCCGTATGCAACACGGAAACGGTCAATCTGTTTAGATATGAAGTGCTTGATTGCCTCTACTTCTGCTTTACGTGTCGCTGCTAATTCTGCCATTTCCATTAACCAAACGCCTTGCAGTGCCTCATAAGCTTCTTTACCAGTCACTGATACTAAACTGTCTGAAAACCAAGCTCCACCTAACTTTTTAAGTAATGCTGATTTGCCAACACCTTGGGGCCCATAAAGAGTTAACATGTAATCGAACTTACAACCTGGCTCCATAATACGTGCTACACCTGCTGTTAAAGCCTTACGAGTTATCGTACGATTTACTACTGTGTCTTCTACACCTAAATATTTAATGAAAACCCGCTCTAATCTTGTTCGGCCGTCCCATTTAAGACCCTTTAGATAATCTTTTACTGGATGATATTGATTCTGTATAGCTACTGATACTATGGCATCTTTTGTTTTGCCTGAATGATGAATGTCATACACTTTTTCAATATAACTACGTAAACTACTGTCATCCCCGTCTTGCCATTGGCGTTTTTTATTTTCACTGTTCCAAGGTGTTTTACCTAGACACTCAATTTGTTTGGTAAATGCGTTAAATGCAACTTTGCTTTTTAAGTTAGGGTCATTACGTAAGATGATTTCAATGTTTGGAATACTTGATTTAAAAGCGCCCTTGGCTGTTATCTCTAAAGTTTCATTCCATTCAGCGTTCATGTCTATACCATCATTTTCTATGGTGTCAAAGTCTTCAAAGGCATCATTGATTTTATCGTTAACAAGCTGTTTGGCTACTTGTTTATCTTTTCTTACTTTGTCTGCCATAGCTTTATAACTAGGCAAGCGATTAATTGGCGTTTTCTCATCTACGTCCTCATCTTGAGCCCCGAACAAGTGGATACGGATAAGGTCGAAACTATTAACTAGTTGACTACTCACTGGGTCTGTGTTGTGGTGAGAATAAGCGAATTTACCATCTTCATATAGTACTAACCCGCCTGCAGTTGATCCTTCATGAAATGTGTAACGATTTTCGCTGTGATACTCATAGCGTTCAGGGATGAATTCTGCAATCGCATCTTCTATTGTATAAGCTCTACAGAATGCACCAACAATACCAGGTTTAACCTCTGGGTCTCCTTGCTTATCTGCAAGTCTTTGTGTTTTGCTTTCTTCTCTACTAGATGTTGGCCATTCAAGAGTGTCTGTCCAGTCGATATATTGGTTAAGTACTTTATCCGGGTCGAGTAGTGGTAAATCTTCATAATCGAAAAAGAAATCTGCGTCACTACTTGTTGATGGCCAATACATTAGCCGGTGTGGTTGATAAGTTGTATCATCGAAATAATCCATGCCGACCATATCTGCGACCTTACGACCAACAGCTTCATACTCATCCGAGTCAACATTGCGTTTTAAAGGTACAACTAAACGTAAACGAGGGCTTGTCTCTCTATGCTTGTGTGTAGAATATAATGCATAAGCGAAATCATAAAACATGCCCATGATGTCTGTCATATCTTGTGCAGCAAAGTCTAAGTCTAATGTGAGCATTGAACGGTTCATTACTTGTCCTGCTTGTCTTCGTCCTTCTTTTAAATAGCCACCAACGAACCCGCCGACATCCTTGATATCGGCTTGTTCAGATTTGGACATTTTGTTGTACTCGACAAGACTTTCTTTTGTTCTAACTGTTTGGGAAAGCTTTGTTAAGAAGTCTGACCATGCCATATTATGATTTGTCCAATGCTTTGCAAGTCTTGAAGATGCATAAGCATAAGTGATGTCACGATCATGCTTTAGTTGTTCAGGTGCTTTTACTTTGTCGAGCATTAAAGCTACCTCCTTTCTTAAGATTTATCGTTAATTTGATGTGTTATGTTTATCGTTTTCAAAAACATAGATACTGCACCACATGTAAATGCTGAAATGGTTAAAAACATATCAACTTCAGTTTCTATATTTAAATTAAATACATATAATACTAGTTTGTAGATTGCTACCACGAATAACCCCCATACAAAAGCTCTCATCTAATACCTCCAGTTACTTCTTACTAATGTATGCTTGAATATAATTCTTCAAGTGTGCCTTCTCATATCTAAGTTTAGATATCACATCACTTTGTATGCAGTTAGCTATAAGAGATACAATTAACATGATTGCTAATGTAATTGCTATAATCCAGAACATTACTTCTCCTCCTCATAATCTTTTGGCTGATCTATATCATCATTCGCCTGTTTTCTAATTAGTATTTGATTTGTAACGTATTTGCTTAGTTCGTATAGGGTAATGATTAGTAGTGTTTTAAGTATTCTCATTGGTCACTGTCCTTTCTTTTAACCTCGTGTAGCTTTCTACCGAGTTTCCCAAGTTGCTTAGAATAATGCTTCATATTCTCACCAAAACTCGCCATCTCTAACTTAAATTTCAATTCGGTCATACTCTCTGCTTCAACCACTTGATAAGTTTCGTTATCACGTATCTTAATAACGTCTGTGAAAGTTTCGCCTGTGGTGTGGGTTGTGTGTTTGATTAGGTAGTTAGTCACGTTGTAACACTTCCTTAATTTTTTCGAGAATATCTTTCTTACAAGTCTGCTTCTTTGATGAACGTTCCATTGATTGTCTTTCCTTTTCTTCCTTTGATTTCGTCATATGCGTACTGTAAACACTCCTGTAACGACCAACCATACTGTTGTGCCAATATAATTAATGTAACGACTGTATCGCCTATACCGTCTTTTAAATCGTCTAATTTGTTACGTGATAACGCTGCGCCAACTTCGCCGCTTTCTTCCCATACTTTAAGCGCTTGACGTGTTGGGTCTGCTTTGTGTAAATCTTTATCTATACTCCATTGTTCTACTTGTTTTACTAATTGATCTACTGTGTTAGTCATCTTTTGTCCTCCATTTTGTTATTTTGATTTCTTAAATACTGTTTGTTACAATTTTTTCATTGATTTTTATAAGTAAGAAGGAATTATCCATGAAAAAAGAACCTAACAATATAGTTATAGCAATAATCACTATTTTGATCTTTTTGCTTTATTTAACGCCATTTTTAACATCAGCTTTTGAAAAATTATGTTCTTTATAATGAAATTAACTACTCGTCTTCCATATAATAATCAATTACTTTTTGTGTCTCGCTTTCTATATCGTCCTCTGTATTTTCGGTGAATCTTACACGCTCTCTAACTTCTGCGATATAGTTATCCCAAGCCTTTGCTTTACGATAGACACGTTCCAATTCTCGATATTCTCTTTCAAATTGTGATGTTTCTTCCCAAGTATCGAATTCTAAATCTAATAATCTGTTCTTTAGCCTGCTTTCATACTCATACGCCATCTACTTAACCCCCAACTGATCTAACTTACTTCTATAATGTTTATAAGTATCACTTGCAGGACTAACAATTAACTTATAATTAATGAATTTACTAAAATCTTGAAGTAGTTCATACAGTTTTTCATATTCTTCACCTATATAGCGTGCTTTATCCTCCCAATAAATACAGTTATTGGTTACCATTTCATAATCATCTTGATAATCTTTTAGCTCTTTTTTAGCATTTTGACACTCATCAAAATAAGTTTTTTCTTGTAAACGTAATACTTTGTTTTCTTCTTCTAGTGCTCTGAATTCTAAATAGTTAGCTACATGACTTTCTGCGTAATCTTTATATTCACTAACCGATTGTTTAAGTTTATTATTCACCCGTTCCAACCGTTTATTATTCGCACGCAAGACGATTAAATCATCTACACAGTGTTGATATGCTTGTTTGTATTGATTAAACTCGTTCATTACTTGTCCATATTCATTTTTAGACATCGATACTCTATCGCCTTTATATTCTATTCTCACTCGCCATCACTCCTTTAGTAAATATTTCAAGTTATTAACCAACGCTAAACTTCCATAAATAAACCTTTTATCAGACATCAGCCACGCTCTATATTTATTCACTCTCCATCATTCCTTTATTAAATGTGGGTGTTCGTAAATTCTTTGTCTAATAACGCTACGGTCACAACCATATATTCTTGATATCTGACTTATATTTAGTCCATTGTCTAAATGTGACTTTAACTCTTTCAAATCAATGTTGTATTTCCTCTTATATTTAATACCTTTCCTATTCTTATTTGCTTTAGAAATACCTTCCTTGTGTTTTTCTGTAAATTCTCTTCCAGTTAAATGGTTAGATAAATGAGTAAAACTATCTAGCACCTCTAAATTGTTTTTTGAAGAATCTAATTTATTTTCGTTTATATGATGAACATGCTCATTAGTTTCTAATTTTCTATCTAACCAATACATCATTAACAATCTATGAACATGATATTTTTTATCATGTATTGATACGCACGGATAACAACCATGCATATATATTTTCTTTTTGCTCAATGTTGGTTTACTCTGAAACCATAGAATTGCTTTTTCTAGTTCTTCATAATCAACAATACAATTAGCTACATTATTAAATTTAATAGGTTTTTGATTATTCACTGTCATATTCTAATAACTCCTTATGCTCAAATTTATTACCTAGAACTTCAAAGCTTTCATCGTGTAAATCTATATAACTAAACGGAATATAGTCATCGCTATTTTCTAAATACCACTCGGGAATTGGACTGTTAAATATGCACCCATACTTAACAATGCCAATCATTTCTCTTTCGCCTTCTTCGTAACCTTCAATCCCACCAACATTAATAAAATCATGAACATTCACAATATCTCCCTCAAATATATCCACACCATGCTTGTCTTTAAGTCCTGTGGATTGCATAATAATTAAAGGATCATTTCCAAGAAAAGACTTAGGTTCTGATAATCTAAATCCAACTATTGCGGTATATCTATGAAAATCTAAATTAAAAACTTCTTTCATTCTATTATCTTCTTTATCCCACGCTCTAAATTTCAAATTTTCCATCTACTCTACCAGCCCTTTCAATTTATTTAACACTTTCCTGTTATGTTCCTTATCTTCTGGCAACACTGCCATGACAATACTGTGTGCATTTACGGATATCAAAAATCCTTTAACTCCACAATATTTTAGTAGCTTTGCCATTTCGACAGTGTTTCTGCCTTTAGTATCAAGTTTGTATTTAGTTTTGATAGCTTCAGATAACTGCATTACTGTTCCCAATTCTCAAACGCTCTTTCGATATACCATCTAGCCTTATCCACATCTTCTTTACCATTCTTGTGTGGTGAACGTGCAAGATACTTAATCGCATTCCCAATATGATAAGCTACGTTAGGATTGTAATGCTTCGTTACCTGCTCAATGAAATCTATCACTTCTATCTCACCGTAGTTATAATGTGATGGGTGGTTTACTGTGTCTTTACGCTTACGTTGTTGGACGTCGTTGGATTCGGTGTGTTTATTAATCTGTTTATCGACATAACCTATTAAATCTGTCATTGGGTCTTTCATTATTCTTTCTGGTATCTCAATATGCTGCCCTTCGTCAGTTACTAATGTATCTTTCTTTATCCAACGAACACTCGGTTTTTTATCCTCACTCACGCTCTCTGTCTTACTCTCTATATAGTTACTCCACAAATCAAAGTAGTTGTCATCAGTGATTGTGTATTCATTAAAAGGTACTGATTCGATCGTCGCTTCGTTCTCATCTATATCTTTATACTCAAGTTCTTTTACTTTCCCCACTACCGTCATTCCTTCGCTATACTCACTCTTGCCTAAGTCATACACAATAACGTAATCATTTATATTCAAGTCTCTTATCTTCATCTAACGCACCGCCTTAGGAAAGATACTCGTGTTCATTAAATACTCGCACCACTTACCTCTGTCGTGGTTCTGTGGTGTACCGTCGTACAACCAAGGTCGTTCTTCTCTTTGCTTTTCGTCATGATAGTTTTGTTTTGCTTCTTCATTATCTTCTTCATATTGTTTGGCATAGTTGATGTATACTAAATCTTGCCGATTAATTCCTTTTGGTACTTGGCAAGCTTCTTCTAACGTCCAATTTTTCAGTAATCTATCACGTATCATCTGGTTAGTGATGTTAAGTTCTTCCATCATTTCATGATTCTCACCTTCAATTTCATATATTGCATCGTGTATTCTAATTGTTTTCATTCTGCATCCTCCTAAAATCCTCTATCTATAATCTTTACGCCACTGTAGTCTCTAATTTTTGAATCAGTGTACTCGTTAATATCTCTATCCATATCTCTATCAATTCTTTCTTCTATTACGCTATTTTCTTCGTTCACATCTGCTGGGAAGATTACTGTTTTCTCATACTCAATCGTGTATTTAATCTTCAACGTTTCTTCTCTCACGTTAGATCACCTTCTAATCTTTCATATAAAATGGCGAAGTAAAGCCATCACTATTCAGTGTTAAGCCTTTTGCCCATGACACCGGTTGACTCATAATAATTTCTATTTGTTCTAAACCATTTGAACCTTTTGGTATTTCTATAATCACTTCATCATGTACGTGTCCAACAATTTTAAACCCTGCATCTTCTATTCTAAGTAATGATAAAGCTAGTAAATCTCTAGCAGTTGCTTGTACAATATTCTCGACTAACTTACCTCCATAAGTTTTCTGTACCGACCATCTACGATTTAAATCTAATCCTCTAAACTCAATTACATCGCTACCCCAACTATTCTGAGCAACTTTAGCTTTTGGATAAGCAAGTGATCGTCCGCTTGGTAGCTCTATCATTAGAAATCCTTTCTTGATGTAGAATCTAAGACCATGTGTGTGATGCTCTGTTCTTGTCTTAACTGTTTTAATTGCCGCATCTTGACAACCTTTCCAGAAATTAACAATATTAGGATTTGCAGCTCTCCAACTGTCTACCAAAGGCTTCAATTCATCTTCATCTAAACCCATCTCAAGTGCGCCCATTGATTTCAATGCACCTGGACCGCCTTGATAACCAAGTGCTAATTCTGCAACTTTACCTTTTTGTCTAAGTGGGTCTCCTTTGGTAATAGATTCCACAGGTACATTGAACATTTGTGCAGCTGAAGCTTCGTAGATTTTACCGTGTGTGTTAAATACATCTAAGCGCCATTGCTCTCCTGCATACCATGCAATCACTCTTGCTTCTATAGCAGAGAAGTCACTAACAGCTAACTCAAATCCCTCTTCTGCAGTGAATGTTGTTCTAACTAATTGACTTAGTAAATCTTGTGGGTGTACATCTAGAATCAGATCTAAACCGTCAAAATCTTGTTGCTTGATAAGTTCTCTAGCGATATCTAGTTCTTCATCACTGATATAATGTTTAGTTAAGTTCTGAAGTTGTACGCCACGTCCTGCCCATCTTCCTGTGCCTGCACCGTAGAATTGGAATAAACCTCTAACTCTTTTATCTCTACACATCATGTCGTGCATTTTGTTGTATTTCTTAACACTGGTTTTGGACATTTGAAGCCTAATCTCTAGCATCTGTTTCGCTTTACCTGTTGTCTTAGCCACATATTCTTGTACTGTTTTCTTTTGTAAGTTTGGAATATCGATACCTTGCTCATCATTAAACCAAGCTAATAACTGTGTCGGACTGTTTGGATTTTCTAGCCCAGTTAGTAAAGTTGCTTGTTTTAACAGTTCAGATTTACTTATTTTGTCTAACTCGTTTGCGCCATCCATCAAATCTTCAGCAAGTCGAATGCCTCTATCATTGATATTTTGGTCTATTGTCCAAAAACGTTGCTCAATTGTTGGTACATAAAAATCTTTTATTTTATATGCGACATTCATTTCAACTTCTACATCTCGAATACAATAATCAATAAACATTTGCCACTTTTCTTCATCATGCTCGGGTAAGTTACGAATACGCCCACCGTTAGTTTTAGTTGGTTTACAAGGCTTACTAAAGTAGTTAATTAAATTCTTACCTGATTTATCTTTTTGGTCTTGCAAGTTAAGCACTTCACCGACTTTATCAAGAGATGCAGGAAGACCTATTCTTGTAGCGTTAACCATAGTACAAACCCATTCATTCGGAGGCATTTCTGTTTTGAAATGTTTAGCTAAACAAGTTCTTTCGAAGTTGGCATTAAAAGCGTATTTCTTAACATCACTATCTCTCAATGCCAATTCAAATTCTTGATAAAGAGCTACGTCTATATCGTACATATCAATTGCTTTAACTGGACTTCCATCTAGCGAATAAGCAATGATGATTATTTCGAAATCATCAGCTTCAGCGTATTTATAGGCACCTGTAGTACGGATGTCGGCGCTACTATATGTTTCAATGTCCACAGATAACACTCTTTCCATTCGTTGCACCTCATTTTAGTTATAATAATAGCGGGGCAAGTACCCCGCTTATTCACTTATAGTAAGTCGTCATCTAAGTCTAATTCATCAAAATCATCTTCAGCATTACTTGCTCCACTTAAAGGCTCGCCTTTTTCAACTAATTGAATGTTATTTAAACCTGCTGCGATACCTTTATTTCCATTCGCATTATAGCCGTAGAAATTAACAGAAGCTCTAATGTAATCCCCACTCACAACAGTTCCAGGTTCTGTTAAGCGAATTTTATTTTGGTCAATAATTCCAGGTTGTGTTTGGCTTGTTGCATTAATAAAATACGCATTCTCATAGTTAGGGTCATCTTCACGATCAATATCCCCGTCACGTAATGGCGTTTTTAAATTATTAGGTACTTTGCCATTCCATTTTGACTTGCCTTGTTCTTTAGCTTCTTCTACTGCTTTTTCAATTGCTTCAATAGTTGAAGTATCAGATTTAGGAATAATAAGAGATACTGAGAATTTCTTCGGTGCATCTTCATTCATGCTATGAGCTTCAAAGATATGTGCGTATGATGCTCTTGTTTTGCCTGTGATTACTTTAGTTCCATTTTGTTTTGCTTTCATAATTAAATACCGTCCTTTTATTTTTTATAGTTTGTCAAAGTCATCTTCTGCTTTTTGTTTAACTGCTTGGCGTTTATCTGATTCTGGAGCAAGTGTTAGTTTGCCACGTGGTTTCTCAATATACTCGCCAACCATTTGTGAAAATGCTTTTTTTCCAATTTGTTTTTCTAAATTCGTAATGCTAAGTAACTTTGTCTCTGTTATGCTTTCTGCTTTGTAACCTTGTTTTGTTAGTACTTCTTTAATTGCATTTGTATCTGTCATCACTCTACGTGAACGTCCCTCAACTAATTTCCAACCTGGATAGTCTTTATCTTTTTCAGTCATTTCTTCTAATGCGTAGCCCTCTACTTCATCTGCCCATTTTTTAATATCTGGCAGTTTGTGAAGTAGCTCTGCAATTTCTTCATCACTTAATAAATGTGCTGGCTTATTTGGAACGTCTTGCATATACTCAGCACGTGTTCTGCAAGAATGCTTAATTTTACAAAATTTGCAATGAGCTCCAGCCTTAAATTCACCTTCGCCTTCAAATGCTAACTCTGCTTTAGGTCTTACTGTGTTAAGCCCCCAATCAATAAGTGTGTTAATTTGCAGTTCTTCAGTTGAGAAATTGTCGAGTCTGGGCTGTATAATTGTCATACGTACTGTATGGATATCGTAAAGTGCATTGAGTAGTTCATAAGCTCCTAATCCATACAACCTCAGTTGTGGGTTCTCTATAGCACTAACTTCTACGCCTTTACCGTATTTAAGATCTATGATTTCAAGTACTCCGCCTGAGTAAATAATCACATCTCCGGTACCAAACGATTCTGGTACATAACGGCCTAAGTCAAGCCGAGTTTCAAACAGTGTTGTCACGTCCGGGTCTCTTGCTTTAGCGACATTAACACGTTCTTCTACTGCATCTACATACTGTTCAACGTATTCTCTTAATTCTTCGTTGTAATATTGGTTCTTTTTATAGTTCTTAAAGGCTTTGTTGTACTCATAATAGGTTAAACCGTTATACATATGATTGAAATACAACTCACTTAGCTCATGAGCAAAAGTGCCTTCTTCTGCAAATACTGATGTTTTATCCCCAATACCTTCACTAGCTTTAATACTTGGTGGGCAATTTAACCATTGATTAGCACCACTTGCACTTAACTTGGCATGTGCTCTACTTGAATGGTCTAGTTTCATGCAGATAATCTCGCGTTCATGAATTCTACTATTTCTGTGTAATGATCTTCAGTAACATTAGATAGCTTACCTGCACCAAGTTCTTCTAATTTAGCTTTAAAAGCTTTTTTGTCATCATCATCTGCTTTTTGTACAAACTGTTTTCCTAAGTTCAGCACTTCATCTTTTGTATAGCTAGGTTCTTCTGTTTGTGAAGTTTCTGTTTCCGGTTGTTCAGGTTCTTCTTTTGTTGTTTCAACTTTTGCGATAGGTGTTTCTTTCACTACTTCTTTTAATGTCGTTTCATCCACTGTCGATAACTCAACGTTAGTCACCTGTAGATTTTTATTTAGACGTTTCATTTCTTCTAATAATTGTTCAAAAATTCCCATATTGATTACCTCCTAGATTTGGTGGTATACTTGTTTTATATTTTGAAGAACAAATATACCTAGTTGGACTGTTAAGCGTTGGAGCGCTTAGCGGTCTTTTTTATTGTGTCGAAAAATACATCCCAGAACATATACACACCGAAACTTACAAGTACAGAAAGCACCATGCCGATAAAAAAGTCATTTGTTATTAGTGCAATTGGTAAAGTTGTAAATGGTATTGTAAGAAATGTCATTAGCGTTTTCTTCATGTCCTCACCTCCCTATAAGTGTTTTTTATGTCTCGTTTTCAAATATTCAATAAACTTTTCAATGTCGATTAAGCACATAGTTGCTGAATAACTAATGTATAAATCTTTAATCCCTTTATCATCCTTTTTATAGTCATTTAAGATGTTATAAGTTGTGGCTTGGCTAAAATCAAAAAGTTTATGAATGTTAGTAGCTCTCGCATATAAAGGTTTTATGAATATTTCGTTACCTGTTAAAGTATTTTCTGATGTTGGTGGCGTTATAATTTTAGGCATATACGCTCCTCCTAACTATTATTTAGAATTTCTTAATTTCCGAATAAATTCGGATTCAACTCCAAAAAAAATATCGTCAGCGTCTAGTTTATAAAGGTCCTGCATTTTAACAATAATATCTCTTCCAATTTTTGAATTATCCTTTTCGTAATTAGATAAAGTACCAAGATTAATTCCAAACTCCCTGGATGCTTCAGATTGTGTATAACCTGCGTTTACTCTAGCTGCTCGCATTGTAATTTGCATCGTTTTTTCCCTCCTTTCTATTAACTATCTACAATAATATCCGAATTAATCCGGAATGTCAAACGGTTTTTTTCGAATATTTTAAAATAATTCCGGAAATCCCCGAAATTTTTCTTGCTTTTCCGAATCCCTACCTATATAATATAAGTATCAAATAAATTAATTGAGAGGTAAGAAAAATGGATAGAAACCAAGAATTGAAAGCGCAAATTTCATCAAATATAAAAAACATCATGAAAAAACAAGGATTAACGCAATTGAAATTAGCAGACAAAACTGGTATTTCTAAAAGTACAATCTCTGATTATTTGAATAACAAAACTTTAATAAATCCTGACAATGTTCAAAAAGTCGCAGAGGCTTTAAATGTTAACAAATCAGATATAGATCCTACTTTTAAAAAAGATGATAAAAAAGATTATTCAGCTGTTATTGCAGCTCACATTGATGATGATGCAACAGAAGATGAAATCGAAGAAATTTTAGCTTATATAGAAACAAAAAGAATGATGAGAAGAAACAGAAAGAAGTAAGGGGTAGTGTTTTATGCAATTAAGGGAAGAACTTTTTGATAGATATCCGAATGTAAAATTAGAAGTGGACAACAACATGCCCTTAAAACAAGGTGGTCATTATGAAAGAGATGAAATTGACCCTGACGGGTACATAATACTCACTGGAAGAGCTAACTATTATACGCAAAATGGATTTCTAGCAGAAGAATTTGGGCACCATGAAACGTCATACGGAGACATCTTAAGCGCATATAGAAAATCTACTAAAGATCATATAGATAGTTTAAGACAAGAATTAAGAGCACGTCGGTATGGTTACAAATTAGCAGTTCCGTTAGAGAAACTAATCAAATGCTATAAACAAGGTGTATGGGGCGACGTTTATGATATGTGTTTAACTATGCAAATAGATAGATCCTACTTCTATGAAGCAATAAAAGATTATAAAAAGCAATTTGGGAGTTATGTAAAATACGATGGCTATTACATCCAGTTTGAGCCTTTAGATATTAAAAAGCTAGAATAATCCAACTTATAACTCGTGTCTTTGTACACGTGCGTCCATTTATAGGTTGATTAAAATATAAATAAATTATGAAAGGATTGATATGTATATGAAATTCGGCATAAGAACACCAAGTGTTAAAAAATCTTTGAAAGCAAGAACAACGGGGGCTGCAAAAAGAAAAGTTAAAAGTTCTTATAACCCTACTTATGGAGCTAAAGGCGTGGGATATGTTAAATCGCCTAAAAAAGCTGTTAAAAATAAAGTTTATAAGAAAACAACTAAAAGCTTTTGGAGCTTTTTTAAATAATTATTAAGGAGAATGCTATAATGTTATGGTTTTTATGGTTTTTATGGTTTTTAATTTCAATTGCTTTTATTGTGATGCTAGTTATTACAATTGTTAAAGCTTCAAGGAAAAGAAAGATTAAAGGTTCTTTAATAACTACAATCATCTTATTTGTTGTTGGACTTATATGTTTTATTGGAGGTATTGCCTCAACGCCAACTGAGAGTGAGTCTGAAGATTATAAAGTAGAAAAGAGTTCTAGTGATAACTCTAATGACAGCTCAAAAAAAGATGAAGATTCTAAAAAGAAAACTTTGGATCTTGGAGATAAATTAACTGTTGGGGGCGTTGATGTCACAGTATCAAATGCAGAATTTGTTGAACCAGATAACGAATATGCAGATGTGGAAAACGGGAAAATACTTAAAGTAAGTTATAAATTTAAAAATAATAGCGATGAACAAGTTTTAGTTGATGATACAGATTTCAACTTAACAATTAACAACGAAACACAAGATAACTTCTATGGTATGGATGATTCAAATGACGGTTTTTCACATCAGCTCAATAAAGGCAACACAGGTTCAGGCTATGTGTACTACGATGTGCCTGATGCAGATGAATATAAAGTAGAAATGGACTTCATGCCTGAATTTGAAACCTATAAGGCAGATTGGATTATAAAAAATTCGGATATACAATAGATTAATTTTCAGGGCATTTAACGATGCCCTATATATTTTTATCTTTTTTAGGAGGAATGCCCAATGTGGAACGAAAAATTTAAAGATAAAACAGGCAAAACTAAATATCGTTACTATGAGAAGTATAAAGACCCATATACAGACAAATGGCGTAGAGTTAGTGTTGTAATGAACAAAGACACTAAAGCTTCACAGAAAGAAGCTATGTTGAAATTAGAAGAAAAGATAAGAACCAAGTTGAATAGCAAAATAGACAGCTCTACTAATTTAAAATTCCATCCCCTTTTAGATGAATGGTTCGAGTATTATAAAAAAACAAATGGATCTAAAATAACTACAATTAAAAATGTTAAGCACATTGTAAACTTAGCAAAAAGACATACAAGTTCAGATTTGATATTAGAAAAAATAGATTTGAAAATAGCACAAAGTCTAATAGAAGATTTAAACGACGATGGATTAACTTATGACTATTTAAGAAGAGTAGTTAGTGTTATTAAAAAGTCATTAAAGTATGCAGAAAAGTTTTACCAATATAATAATACAAGAATATTTGATGATGTAACCATTCCAGTAAAGCCTAAAACAATTGAGGATTATGAAAAAGAAAAGCAAAAAAGAGAAAACTATTTAGAAATGGAACAAGTTATACAAATAAGAAATTGTTTATTAGACCATATGAGTAATGGAAAGTACGAGAGTAGTAAACGGCACTTAATGCTAACTGCTTATATTGTCGAATTACAAGCGCTCACAGGGATGAGAATTGGCGAAGCACTAGGTCTTCAGACAAAAGATATAGATATGGAAAATTCTCAAATAAATATTATAGGAACAATCCATTGGTTAAAAAATGATAAAGGATATGGTTATAAAGATACTACGAAAACAAGTGGGTCTTATAGAACTATTACGATAAACCAAAGAACTAAAAAGATATTAAAAACAGTTATGCTAGAAAACAAAAAATTAAAACAATGGTCATCTAGGTATAAGGATAGAGACTTCTTATTTACCAATATTTATGGCAACCCTATTCTACTAACTACCATCAATAAAAATATTGAATTTGCAAAAAATAAATTAAAAATTAAAAAACATATCACTACCCACACGTTTAGACACACCCATATTTCTTTATTAGTAGAAATGGGAATTACATTAAAAGCAATTATGAAAAGAGTTGGGCATACAAATGAAAGAACAACAATTAACATCTACACTCACGTAACTGAAAAAATGGATAAACAATTAGAACAAAAATTAGAAAAGATTCCATATTAA